GTTCCAATCCTTATGATAAGTTTTTGACAAGAAACCATCAGCATGAGGTATGTTTTTGATGGTGGCCTCCAGAACTCTAGGAATACTCAACAAAGGGATTTTGAAGTCTACATCCGAAATGTCTTGTAAACCACCTTGAACAACATCCACATCCTTTAAAATGGGACTGTCCTTGAATATACCATAAAGTTCCTTGTAGCAGGAGAATATAACCTTACCACCTAATTTTGCCACCTCTGATACATATCGACTGAACTGTATATTGTCACCAAATCCTTGCTCACAATATATCAGTATGGTTTTACCCTCAAGAGGTTGACCATCCCACAACTCAATGTGAGACAGCCTCTCTTGATTGAAAGCAAAGTTTTTTCCTAGTCTCCACGCACCATCTGACTTCAAGTCAACATAATGGAATCCTCTTTTGAAGTCTCCCATTTTAAGATAGTTCATACCAGTATTTAAATTTGCTCTGGCAGGATTGTGGTATCCTAGTTTTATTGATTGCTCATAGCAAGCAAGGGACTCTGCAAACTTAGATAAGTCATGCAGTATGATTGCCAAATTGTAGTATGCTCTGGCATCATATGGATCATCCACAACCAACTGTCTATAACACTTAGCTGCTGACTCAAAGTCTTCTTTCTCTAGAAAGTCAGCAGCAACATATTCTAGTTCTTTAAATTCTGCTTGCAATGTTTGCTGGTCCACTTGTTGATACATGCCGTTCATGGTCAACAACCATATAGTTATCATCCCAATCAAAAGCTTCTTTGACTACATTATCAGACAATCCTTTGTATGTCTTATGTAGCGACTTGTCTTTAGCAGAAACAAGAACGTCTGCTTCAGATGGATGCAAGCCTTCCAACAATTGAACAAACATGGACTCTCTTTTATTTTGAGAAAGCGCATTGTTTCCACCTTGAACATAATGATACAGTCTGCTTGCTTCAGCGGCAAGTAAGGTATGCTCTGTTCCTTCGGGGGCCCCATTTCTTTTGAAGGGAACTTCACCGGCAGGAAGTGCCCAAATGATACTGGGATCAAAAGATGATTTTAAAACCATGCGAAGTGCTGGCGTGTTGTGTTCCTTCAAATAAGAAACCTTCTGTTTTTTTGATTTTAGTCTTGCGACCTTCTCTAAAATTTCGTGAAATAGTGGTGTGTATGGCATTAAAAATCTCCTATGCAATCCATCAGGTCACTCAACCTGTTTTGTATAAAATAATTTAGTAGTTTACTACGAGGGTTGGCTTTTGCTTCTGCCCACGTTTGTGTTATTTCCATGAATAATTCTTGAGGAACTTCTGTTAAGTCGATGAGTTTCTTGTTTCTTTGGTAGTTACGTTTCACCTCATCACTGGGTAAAACATCCTCAATGTTGTGTTCAACCCACGATTGGATTTTCTTCTTACCTAGTGGTCGCTGACGCAATCCATCTACAAAAGTATTGTCTGGTGACAGAACATTAGGAACACCATCACTAGTGTCTCCTCTTAGAATATGCTCATCTAGATATTCATTCCACACTACACCATTTATAAATTTCTTGGTGATAGGACTATACTGTGTTACATTTCCATATCTTTGTAACTGAATGAAGTCTTTATCCCCAGACAAGATTAGTGTCTTGCCGTTATCAGATTCAAATTCATGTGTCAGGGTATAGATGATATCATCTGCCTCTGCACCGTAAACTTCCAATACCTTGTAGGGCATGAACTCAATCATCTCATCCTTGAACGCATTTAGAAACTCAAATATATCATTCCAATCATGGCTGGATGAATCTCTAGTCTTCTTGCGTCCTGCTTTATATTGGGGAAAAATATCTCTGCGCCAATAATGTTTAGAGTCATAGCAAATAACTAGCTCACCATACTCTTCAAAAAATCTCTCACGATACATGCGAAGAGAATTGAGAATCATATGGCGAACCATACCACTCTCAACACTATCTCTCTTCGTAATGTTCAAGTGCATCATCACACTTGCCAAACTAATCTGGTTCATATCAACTAAAATCATTATAACCTCATGCGGGTGTTGGTTCTTCGTTTGTATCAGACTCATCAATAGTAATTTTTTCAAGCAAGTCCATGTCAACCTGACTGTTCATGCTGTTCTTCTCATCAACATTAATTTTTGTCAGCATCTCCATGACCCTGTTGATAGGATGTGCCAAACCCATATCACGATAAATTGTGCCCTTGACTGTCTCTATGACAAATCCGATATCTCTAACGAATTCTTGACCGCCAATGTCAACACCATTCTCTCCCATAGTATGTATCATTTGCACCAAACAAGATTCTGTCAAATCATCAGCAAACATAAGATTTTCTTGCAGCGCAATAACATCAAGGTCAGGAACTACGACTTCCTTTTTTGCTTTTAGTTTCCACGGGCCCTTTATTACGTTTTCTGCGCTTGGGTTTTCCTTCTGGTCTTTCTTCATCACTGATACCTCTGTCTTCGTTAAACATTTCTTGAGTGTAGACTGTCCCTAAGAGTGGATAATATGTACCAACATCAAACTTTGGCTGACCCTTCTTTGGACCTTCCCAATAGTAAGCTTGAGCAAAACACCTGTTAGAAATTATTTTATCTTGATGTTCTCCATAAAACGTATCCACATAATCGCCATCCTTTAGGTATTTTTGTAGATTACGAACATATGCTTCGTGAGATGTTTTACGGGCAGTTGCACCCTTCACATTTTTCTTCTCATTTCTACGTTCCATAGACGCAAGTTCTTTTTGCGTCTTGATCCATTGTTTCACTTTCTTTGGAGTTATTGGATAGTCATCTGGTAGGTCACGCAAACTCTCATGAATGCCAGTCATACCATAGTCGGGGTTCTTAGCAGCACGAACAGCACGGGCTTTCTCAAGACGTTCAGCGGCAGCTGCTTTCTGCTCCTCTGTCATAGGTTTGCGTTTCTTGCGAACCTTCTTCTTAGAGGGGTCAGTCCAACCTTTGTTGTCAGTCTTGGATGTAATCTTTCTAGCCATTGTTCTATTTATTCCTCTTTCATTTCTTCCAAATGTTCTGCATATCCTTCAATGAAAAAGCCATATTCTTTTTCTGACCACTCATCAAATTTATCCCACCACTCATCTACACTTTCATATTCTCCATCTTCATTCTCAGTATATGGAAGACAGTCGATACATTGCTCGTAATACTCTTCATCAATGTATTCGTCATAGTCGTATCCATTTGGAGCCATTCCCCAAACACCAACAAAGTTAGGCATCTCATCATCATATCTAGCCCACATCTTTAGATTAGGGGAATTGAGTGATGATAATTTCTTATACAAATTCTCATAAAAGAGAATAGGTGGTGACCAAGCAGAAACAGTTGACACGCCACCACAACTAACATCTTCAAAGTTTAGCCACTTTGAACCTACGTTTTCATTCCACCATTCCCAATTATCCATCTCCTCTTCAGTCTTATCATAAATTTTACCCAAGACCTCATATGCAGATGTGTTATAATCTGGCATTAATTTATCAAGCCAGTCTTCAGCTTCATCAGAAATCTCTGAAAATGAAATATACGAACTTACATTATTTGCCATAATACTATCCTTTCAACCAGTAACCAACTAAACCATTGAACAGGATGGCAATACCAACCGCATTGACAATCATCAATGCACGATCATTCCACATAATTGAAACAATCAACCATCCTGCAATACCTATACACTGAACAACAATGTTCCAAGGAAACAGATTGTTTGCAGCGAGAATCATACCTACCATAAGAATAACCGACGAAACCCATTTGATATACCAATCAGTGGTATGTAATGGATTAGTTGTTTTAGTAGCAATTTGGTGTGTTTCTAATTCAATCTCTGCTGTTCTTGTTGTCTTCTCTTCGATTTCAGAAACCATACTCATCTAGCCTCTTTGCTTGTTCTTTAAGCCATCTATTTCTACCAGCTGACTTTGCTAGACGGCGTTTTTCACCCTTTGTGCGATGAT